TTCGTCATAATCTTCTTCTTGTTTTTTCCAAGTATCATCACGAATAGCTTTCCAGTCTGACCATTCACTTTCTGCTTCTTCTTGAAATTCAGGCCAACCTTGCCAGTAGTCTTCTTCAAACTCTTCTAGGTTTGTATCAATTTCCGATATACCCATGTTAAATTTAAAATAACCACCATGTAGACGTTGCCCGTTAGGCAAATTGATAAAAACGCCAGCGCGTATCTGTCCTTTGTAGCCTTTTAACTGTTCGGGAATTTCCCAATGGACAATGCCTGAAGTCCCATCAATTACATCGCCCCTAAAAACCAGTTTTTGCTGTGGTAGTCCAAGCTTTACTACGTTTATTAATACTTCAGTGCCGTTGGGGAGTGGCAAAGATTGATTGTCTTTTGTGATATTCATTTTGACTATTCCGCTATTGATATCATAGCTGTAAAAGGTTGCTTTTGTTTCTTTTCCTTGGTTTTTAGAACCTTTTTTAGCGTCAATATCTACTTCAAGCACAATATCTTTATATAGTTTATTTTCGCTCATGAGCTAAACACCTGCCCACCATATTCTTTAGCTTCTTGCGTTTTTCCTTTTACTACGTCTGTAGGGTTGGTATAAATGATGGACCCTATAGAATGAGCTACCACATTGTTATCTTTTCCTCGGTTTGTTCCTCCAAATCGAACATTTGAAGCGTACAAAGCATTAATTACTGTGTTTTGATTATCGATATAACAACCGTACATATTGCCTAAAGCATTATTCCAAACGGCAAAAACATAAGAATCTATATTCTTGGTATTTTTTGTTCCTCGGCAGTTTTCTAAGGCTCCGTAATTACCACCTGCAAAACTAACAAAGTAACCTGGTCCGTTTTGTGGGTCTGTTTGAGTAAAACCACGGACAGCGCAATAAGAATTACAATTATCAAACCCTATCGAACGTACATAAACGCCAGTTTCTTGGGCCTGGGCGTCGGTAACGGAATTATTAGTTGCGATTATAGTTATACTTTTAGCGATAATTCCAATTATCATAACATCTTCTAAATATACACCAGGAGCTACGTGCACTGAAAAATTAGAAGGAGCTAAAAAGGGTATTCCATCAACCGCTGCTTGAATCGTTTTAAACGGTTTTTCCTCTGTGCCATCAGCTGTAGTGTCATTGCCTCGACCTGCGTGGACGTACAAATTAACGTTTGATCCCTCGCCAGAATATAATTCTTTTATTACACCGCTTAGCTGTGTAATCTCTTCTCTTTGATTTGTCAGTGTTTCGTTCATGTCTTTAAGTTCTTCGCTCGTTAAGTTTTCTCCAGCGTCAATCCTTGCTTTTAGTGTATCGAAAATATCGCCTTGGTTATTTGTCCGTGCGTCTATAACCTCGTTTGGGCTATCGCCTCCACTTGCTAATACGAGATTATCAATGCGTTCATTTGTGGCTTTGTGCGACGTTTGGTTTTCTTCTTGTTTGCGTTCTAACTGCTCCACATTGTGGTTAAAAATATCTTTCCACTCGCTGGAGATTCGATTTTTTACTAGTTTTGTTAACCCCAACTACAACACTCCCTTCCTGACTAAACTTGCTAATATGCTTGTCATTGTCTTTTTCGTATTGGATAAAGTAACATTTGGCGGTTTACTAGGTTGCATAGGATATTCTGTTAAACTAACAATTTGTATATATTCATTAATATTTAAAGGTTCATAAATAAATGGAACATAATCGTAAATATGCAAGTCTGACTGAAACTTAAGTGTAACTGTCCCGCTTATTTCTGGAACATCTTGCAAATCTTTTTTTAGTCTTTTTTCCATATTGCCAGGTACGGTATAACGTTCGTCCTGTACTGGGTCTTGTATGCGTATCCCCCAAGTTTCGGCTTTTGGCGAAGTATAAGTAATAGGGCCGAAATAATATTTATCGTCGTTATCCTCGTCTTTTTTACCAAAACCTTTTATCTGTGTTTTAAGTTCCAGCGTATCAATATCAAAACTTACATCATCAGTATTGTATTTATACCTTATTTGGTCTTCTACAACATTTCCGTAGCCACCACGAGGATAAAAGTATAAATGCTTGTTGTCTGCAATCATAATTGCGTCATAATCATCTAAGATCTCATCAATAAGTTTTTTATAGTTATCACTACCAAAGTTTTCTTGCTCAACTGTGATAAACTGGTTATCCTTGTCTATGACTTCCCAACTAAAACCTAAATCGCCCGCTTTGAATACGTGTGTTAACAATTGACTAACTGAACGTTTGCCCGTTAACTCGTCATATTGGTAACCGTCTTTTAGCTCAATAGAAATATGCATAGCTGTAACTTTTTTCCTTAAGCTCATACCACTAGCTGATTCTGTCATTTGCTTAATAATATAAGTTTGTCCATTCCACATAATATAGTTTTCGTATTGCACTAAATCGTAGCTTATACGATTTCTTCCATTTAAATTGATGTTAAAGGTAATTTCATTTATTTCGTTTTGTTCTTGTTTTATTTCAAAAGATTCTTTATCTACACCTATTAAGATTTCTTCTGCTGTTTCTTCGTAATTTCTTGCGATTAAATCCATATCAGCCACCTACTTATACAAAAAGTTAAAATCCCAGGACGTTCGAATTTCATTAACGTTTTGTATTTCAATTTCATTAATTCCTGGAACTAAACTGATTAAGCCGTGGTTTGTATCTATGCCGCAATTAATCCCGTTCTTTTTAGGATATACCCCGTTAATTTCTAACCAGTCTCCTGTGCGACTTCGTAGCGTTGGTTTGTAGATAAATCGTTCTTTAGTTGTCTTATTACTAACAGTTAATTCGCCGTCTGAACTACCTTCGACTTTAATATTTAAATAATGCTCTCGTGGGTCTATAGCAAAATCCCCGGCATTAAACACGATAAAACGGCTATTAGTAAAAGTATATTCATAATCTTCAGCAACTAATCCCTGCGAAAATTGCCACTCTTCATCCAAGCTAAAATCACTCAGGGTGGAAGAAAACGATTCTCCGCATGCACGGAAAACCGTTAGTTCTAAGTCCCAAGTTGTAAAATCATTGGCTTCTTGGTCATCTTCTTCTAAGCTCGTAGGATTGACACAAAATTTCATGCCAGGGTATTCTTCCCAAGCCACGTAGTACTCTTGCCCGGGAAAGAATAAATTAGCTAATTCTCTTTGCATTAGCGCTTTGTCATAAAGATTGTTGAAAAAGATATCTACCGACAAGGTAATGTTAAAAGGCTGAAATGAGGAGTTGGCAGGTCGCTGTCCATTGCTTCCTGCAAACTCCTCATAATCAACCTCGTATTGTGGCATTTCTCTTTTAACGTCTTTTATGACTAATTTATTTTTTATTTGAGGGTCAAAGAAACCCTCACCATGATCTATCAAAAAGTGATAAAACATTATTTATTTGACCCTCCTTAAGTTGTGGCTAAACGTCTCAGTTGTTTGCCTAATCTGTCGTTTGTATAATCTGTGAGACTATCTGCGTCAACGGTTGTGTCTTTGGCTGCAATAGCTTTCAAGACACTCACAGTTTCTTTGTGTTGCTCTATGAGTAACGCAATCAAGTCCGCATCATCATAGCTAGTTCCGCTAGTTGTGCTATTATCGTTCATGCCCATAATTCGCATAGCTTGTCCCATAAGTTCAAGCGAGCGGGCTTTATTGGTTAGTGGTAGTACCATTTCTGGTTTATTCCCTTCGCCGATTTCAGCAATTTGGTGTCTTGATACCAATCCGCCGTTTTCATATCCGACACCACGCCAACCGCTTTTTAGCGATCCATAAGCTGACTTCGTGTAACGAATTGCAGCCAAGATGTTATCCAACGGCTTAAGGATATTGCCATGGCCTTTCATCTTGTATGAATCAAATGTCGGCTGTATCATCTGCATAAGACCTTTAGAAGGTGTGCCACGCGCGGCGTTAGAATCCCAGTTGTTAACGGCTTTCGGATTTCCATTGGATTCAGCTTTCATTTGAGCCATTAAAGCGCTCAAGTTACTTTTAGTGTAGTCGCCTGTCATCTTCAGGGCTTTGATAGCTGTTTTCTTCCAGCTACCAACGCCAGAACCACCATCAAAACCATCTCCGCCTTTGCCAACGTCTCCTGGACCATATTTACCATTCAAGTGCATGTGGTTTAAGTGTCCGCCACCTGGCCAGCGTTTCCAGGCATTTGTAACACCTTCTCCGCCCATTCCTGTGCGGTCTTTAATTTTATTATTTGCTATAACGTAAGCCAATTGATCAGGAAAGTGACTAAATGCCCAGTTACCTGCTTCGGTGTATTTCTTACTTCCGTTCATTGAAGCTGGATACGCAATATCAATCGCTTGGTGTTTCCCGTGATAATTTGGATCGCCTGGACGATAGCCCGACGTCACACCTGACATACCAGGGTATTTCTTCAGAACTTTTTGAGCGACGTCCCACAGATAGTCATAAACTTTCCATTTACCAGACTTGCCCATTTCTCCATCAAACTCGCCCATGCTGCCATACTCATCAAACAAACCTTTTACCCAGTCAAACATAGTGTCTTTTGCTTTTCCTACAAAAGATTTACCCATTTTAAGAGGCCATGCTGCGGCGTCGTCGCTAAAATCTGGGACAAAATGTTTAACAACTTTATTTACTAATTTCTTAGGATTAGTTGCATAGTCCCAAATATCTCCAATAACTTTACCAGCTTTTTTCGCTAAGTTTTTTGTACCTTCCCAAGCTTTGGCGCCGGTGTTTTTAATCGTATCCCAGATGCCAGTACCTTTTGCATATTTAAATGTAGGGCGTTTTTTTCCGTATGCTTCTGCTGTTTCTTTTGCATTTAGTACGTGCGTGCCTCTTGGCATATCCGGCATAAAAACATTCTTACCACGTGGTATAAAAGGTTGTCCTCCAGGGGGAATAACTGCTTCTGCTCCTCGTCCATCGTTGACTAGAGCATTACCACCTTTATGTCCTTTTTTGCTTGTTCCGCGTGCATATTCGCTTACGTCCGGTTTCCATTCTTCTAGTTTATCAGCTCCGAATTTTTCAAGTATCCATGAAGCTCCGCCAATAATAGCGTTAACTGGTTTTTTTATAAATTTAACAGCTGTACCAAATATTTTCTTAAAAGCATTACCGACGAGATTTTTACCTTTTAAGATTGCATTTTTGATATTCCCTGGTAATTTTTTCATTAGGTTGACAACAAAGGTTTTCCCATTCCGGAAAACACCTTTTATTGTTTCCCAAAGAGCCTTCATTACACTGCCGCCTTGGTTTCTAACAGACTTAAATTTGCCTATCGTATTATTGTAGAAATTTTGAACAAATCGCTTAACATTCGCGATTCCATTCGAAAATAGATTTCTAATCGAACTCCACAATTTTGAAAATATGTTTGTTCCATCGCTACGTATAAGTCCAAATCGCTTCCCTATATTCGTAGCGAATTGCTTCACATAGCCCCATACAGCTTTTATTGCGTTTGAAAATGTATTTCGTATTGCTGTCCACATACTCTTTATGATATTAGCGCCTGAAGCTCTCATATTATTAAAGCTACTTTTGAAACTGGAGATAAATGTGCTAACAAAGTTTTTTACATTTCGTATTCCGTTGATAAAGAAATTTTTAATTGATGTCCACATGTTGGAAATATGGCTGCCAGCACTTTTTGCCATGTTACCAATACCACTAACAATTTTCCGAATAAAACTTAGCTGAATCCAGCCAGTAATTAGCTTAATTGCACCAGAAAAGATATTTTTTATACCTTCCCACATTCGATAAAAATCACCAGTTAAGAGGCCTGAAAAAACTTGAATAATTCCCTCGATAACCGTAACTCCGCCATCTATTATGGTTTTCATGGCATCCCAGGCAGAACTTACAATGCCAACAATTATTGCGAAAGCGCCTTTTATCATAGGCCAAATAACTGACCACAAATTAGATAACGCTTGAATAATCTGCTCGCCATTTTCGTTCCAGAATTTAATAATTCCGTCTGCTTGTTCCATGAAAAAGTCGACGATAGAATTTATAGCCTCAGTTATCATATTTTTAATGGTCATCAAACTGCTAAATATAGCTTCGCCAGTCTCTTCTCCAAACATATTTTTTAGCATATCTAGAGCTGTTTCATTACTGTCTATATCGGGCGAAATAATATTTTTAATGATTTTACCAGCTTGAATTAAAAAGCCAATACCATTTTTTATGCCTTCTACCATTCCTTGAAAGATTTCGGAAAAACTTTTGCTTTTATTAGCGCTTGCTATTAAAGCAATTCCTATCCCTGTTACAGCTGTAACTAGTATCCCTATTGGAGAAGTAATAGCCATGAATAATGTTCCTAGAAATTTTATAGGAGATAAAACAGCACCGACGGCTTTGCTCAGAATACCGAAAACACCGCCTGCATTTGCTACGACACCTGATATTCCAGCAATACCTTTCATAGCCGAGCCGATCATAGATGTAAGTCCGCCAAACGTACTAACAACGGCTCCTACACCAGTGGCTAATTTACCAAAAATGATTAATGCAGGTCCTAGTGTTGCTGCTACTAGTGGGCCAAATATTGCAACTTTTTTAAACAATTCTTGCTGACCATTAGAAAGATCATCGTACCAAGCTTTTGCTTCTTTTAGTTTTCCAATCATTCCAGTAAATGATTGTCCAAATTTTTCTCCTAATTCTTCTGCCTTTGGCGTTATACTTTGTAGATATTCTGAAAAATCAACCATTAATGGTTTTATAGCAGAAAAGAATCCTTCACCTTCGCCTTTTCCGTCTAAGAAGGCAGCGCCGACATGACCAAGATAAGTACTCATATTTTGCAATGCAGAAGTAAAGGACTTCTCGCCCATAATTTGAGCTGCGCCACCAATGTTATTCTCTATGGCATCTAAAAGCATTTCGGTAGATACTTCACCATCAGAAGCCATTTGAAAGATCTCGTCTCCGACTTTGTTAGCTTCTTCTCCCAACCATTCATAAACAGGTAATCCTTGTTCAGATAATTGTTGCAGCACATCATTCTGTGCTTTACCTTGGGTTGTCGCTTTATTCAAAACATTACCCATGTCAGACATAGAAGTACCAGCTACAGAAGCGGCGTCAGCAGTTAAGCCCAAGTAGCGTGTTAAATCTTCGCCAGCATCAACTCCTGCAGCAGACGCACTAGCTGCAACGGTAGCTGTTTCGTCTAGTCTCATAGACGTACCTTCAATAGCCTTATCGGCATTTTGCATGATTTCGTCTACTTCTTCGGTGGAGTTCCCCAAAGCTTCTAGCTTGGCTTTAGCGTCATCAATACCTACTAAACGTTTCATTCCTAGTCCAAGTGTTAGACCACCTAAAGCTGTGCCTATGCCTAAAATTGGTTTCGTAATATGATTGGTTAATGAGCTTCCAAATCCTGAGATTTTACTTCCAACACTCATCATATTAGAACCAAAGGTTTGCATTTTATTGCCAGCTTCTTGCATACTCTGCCCGGCTTTATACATAGGATTTTCAGCTAGTTCAAGTTGCTTTTTATAGCTAGCTATTTCCTGTCCAACGTCAGATAATTGCTTTCTGTAGCTGACTAATCTTCCTTGAGCGTCGTTTAATTTATTTGCGTACTTTGCAGTAGCTTCTGTTGCATTTCCATTTGCATCAAAACTGTTATCGTAAGCATCTTGTAGCCGTCTTACTTCTTCTTCTTGCGCTTCAATAGTACGAGTTAAACCGCTTTGCTTCGCCTCGAGCTTTCCCATTTTATCGCCTGAAGCGTCCATGATTTTCATTTGACTCTTCATCGATTTCATGGAACTTGTGACGGCTTTCTTCGCACCATCTAGACCCTTACCAAAAGCAGAACTATTCAAATCAAGCTCAACAACCATATTTCCGAGAGGTTTTTTACTTGCCATTTATTTGTTTTACCTCCCTTCTATACTTTTTTTAGATAATCATTTAATGATTTTTGTTTCTGTTTCTTTTCTTCTTTACTTGATAGAACTTGCATTAGTAAATCAAAATCGGCTTCTTCTATGTCTTCGAGTTTCCAGCCGTTTTGTACTAATTGCTTTGTCATGCTCAAATAGTTTTTTTCTGCTTCCTCAGGCGTTACTTTTTTGCTTGAGGATTTTCGGCGTCATCAGGGTCAACACCCACAACGTCAGTAATGACTTTTGATAAAGTAGGCATTAGTTCTTCAGACTCTAAGCCATCTAAGATACTGTCTTCTGTCACGCCTGGTTTATCAAAAACATCTACAACATAATCAATTAAGGTGTCTAGCTGTTCTTCGTAGTCAGCTTCTTCAATTTTTTTCATAACTTGGAATGCCTTACGTACTGCACGACCTTTTACTTTATCTCTTGTGTAAACCACTTTTTCTTCTTTTTCGTTTTCTAATTCAAGTCTTAATTTAGCCATTTCTAAAATTCCTCCTAGTTTTTAAGTAAGTAAAAAGGATAGCTAGAAATTAGCTACCCTAGTTTGTTTTATTCACTGTCTGATTCGTCGTTTTCGATTAAAGAAAGCAAAGCTTCTTTTTGAGAATCGGTAAATTGATTTTCTGCATCTTTACCAGCTGGCCCTTGGTCACCTTTATCTCCCTTAGCGCCTTTAGCGCCGTTTGTTCCGTCTTCTCCAGGGTCGCCCTTAGGTCCTTGTTCTCCTTGAGGACCTTCCTGCTCGTTTTGAATGCCTTGCTCAATTTTATTTAATTTTTCTACGGTGATATCATCACCTTGTTGCCAATTTGTTGGTTCGTAAGGCATAATGACCGCTCCTTTCTATGCTTGATATGTCAGTTTGGAATCGCCAACTTTAGCCGTGCCGACCTTTGGCGTTACGCCTCCCCCGAGTTGCTTCCATCATCAACAGTTGGAAAAACAAGTTCTTCTAACTCTGTAAAAGTCGCTTCGTCATTTCCTACGTATTTTGCCATCACTTGACCTCTGCTCTTTCCGTCACGGTCATCAGAAACAGGGGTAAATGTGTATTCAGAGCCTTCAGGTTCTGGCGCTTCGTCTGTCGTTGTTTCAGCATTGACAGTGTCACGTGAGAATTTCCCTTTGAAGAACGCCAAAATAGCTTTTTCGCCTGACAAGTCTTCGGATTCTAAAGTAACTGCGCAATAAGGTGCTTCTGTATCTTCACCAACAAAAGAAATACCTGATTCGTCTGTTTTATAGCCTAAAATTTCATCTTCAACTTTTCCTGGAATATCAAGTAATGTGAACGTTACAGAAGTTTCTCCCGTACCTTTACTTGATACGTAGTAAGCTACGTTACTTGCAAACACACGACTTGGTTCTTTTGATAGTCCTTCGATTTCAGCGGAAATTACACCACCTTCATCTGTTTTCCCTTCAATAACAAAGATTTCATTGCTGCCTGCGGGTTGAATCCGCACTCGCTTTGCTCCGATTAAATCCATATATAAATCGCTCCTTTATTTTTGTGTATAAAAAAGACACGGTTAGTATTCCGTGTCGTAAATTTTGCTATTGCCTGTGTAACGCCTTGCGTCCACATAATGTTTTGTTTCGCTAAAATATTCATCTAGCCCGTCCGTAGACTGGCCAAATCCTAGCTTTTTCATTTCTTTTTTAATTTGATATTGTATTTCTTTTGCTGTCATGCGATATCTGCACTCAACATCTATTTGATACCAAAAGTTTACAGACATTTCTTTGTTGCTGGCGTGGTAAGCTTCATTGATAGGCTGCATAGGACGTATTGTTATAAAAGCACCTGAACGGTCGCCGTTTTCCGGATACTCATAAAACTTGATGCGATAGTCTTGCGAGTTGTCAATTTGTGTCATATCTCTAATATATTCATTTGTTAGTAATTGGTTGTAAATTGTCATCAACATATCTTTCATAAGTTATTTCTCAACTCGCTTTCTATCGTTTCTAAGTATTTCTTTTCCGAGCCTTTCAGTGACTTCTCAATAACGCCAAAGCCTCGTGGCCTGTATTGTTTACCAAACCTTGTATAACCCCATTCGTTCAAGTGAATAAGCTTATAGCGATTCTGTGGCCCATTCCAGCCAATTCTTCCGCTTACGCCTGTTGCTTTTTTCGTAGCATTTTGCTGCACAACTTCATTGATAGAAGCACCGGTATCTCGGAAAGCTTTCATATCTTCCTTCAAGTCGCCTTTAACTTCTCCACCAGCTTTATTAATGGCTTTACGTGAGATAGAACGAACTTTTTTGTCGCCTAGAGTCTTTTCTAAGTTTTTTAGCGTGCTGTCTATACCTTTAATCGTTACATTACTCTTGGCCATGTCCATAAACCGCCAGTAAAATTGTGATAAAAGCATTATTCGCAAAGTCTTCACGTACTTCAACAATATTCCACATCAAGTCCTTATATCGATAATCATCAATAAGCACGTAGTCTTTATTGCTGGGCAAGTATTCGCCTTTGGTATCTCTTATGTTGATTGTTACAGCCCTTTCCGTGGAAACTGTGTTTAGTACATCACGGTCTTTCATACTAGGGCTATAAATTTCTGCAAAACAAGAATGAACCAGTTCCTCTTGCTCTTCTCCGGGTTCTGGTCCACTATTTGCTTGGTATTTATAAAATTTTATGGGTGTACGTAAGTCGCCTGTCTTTACTTTAGGAGGTTGGTAATCAAATGTCGGTCTATTCGCCATTGTTTTCAGCCTCCTCTAAGCCAGAAAATGAAGCGCCTAACAGCTCACTCAAAAAATTATCCTCGAAAAATTCAAGTTGGTCATTGTAAGCATATCTCCCACGCTCCATAATTAAGCGCCTGCCTCTAGTATCTTTATCGTCTAGGCCTGTCTTATCTTTTATATAGTCTGTTGCCTCGTCTAAGATACCTTGCAGGTTGCTATCCTCGGAATCATGAAAGATATGCATGCGGTCTTTAAAGTCTTCTAGTAAGGTTTTCACTTAACCACCTCGCTCTTTAAGCTTGGCTTTGCCGACTTTTGCCTTTCCAGCGATCGGCTCTATTCCTGGGGGCTTTCGTTTCCTCCATTGTCAGCTACGTTTAAAGTCCATACAGCCGTCGCTTTAATATCCTTAGCTTTACCGTAAGCCATTTGCTTAGCTGTGTATAAGTCCATATCTTCAATAGCTAGCGTTTGGTCGTATTTGCGGATAGTCATTCCTCCGCCTAAGAAAGCATCGTAACGACCTTGTACAAAGGTTGTAACTTTTCCTGTTTCTTGTGCTACGGATTCCACAATATCCAAGTTATAAGGCAACGCTGTAACATAAGTACCTTGTGCGTTTAAGCTTGTGTATTGTTTTTTCACGTTCCACAAGTCACTAGGATTTACAATCATAGAAACACGACCTTCTACTGCTAATGGGTGGCCATTTTCCTTCACGCTGTGGAACTTGTAAACGTCTGTCAGCTCGTTAACAGTTTGGTCAGGGTCGGCAAAAGTCAATTCTCCTTCTGTATCTTTTTCAGGATAAGTTGTAGTGCTTCCTGAAGTGCTACCATTGTTAATATCGCGGTTCAATCCAATTGGTTTGTCGTCGCCATCTCCTGAAACAAATGCCGCTTCTAAAGCAACTGCAAAAGCTTCATTAATTTGTGTACGAACAAATTCTTCGATAAAGGAAACGTTGTAGTCTTGTAAATCTTTAGGAATAACCACAAAAGCAGTTAATTTGTTTTGAATTGTTTCTTCTTCGCTAAATGCAGCGTCTAACTGTCCTTTAATTTCGCCAAAGATTTTACCCCAAACTGCTACACCTTCTGTTTCTGATTTCAAGAATTTCATTCTTAAACCAGCGTTACGTAATCCAATTTTAGACAGTAAAGGGTGTTCAGTTGTTAAATCTTCAAAGATCCGGTCAAATGTTTCTTGCGGAAGTAAAGTATCTTCTTTATATCCAACATTTGTATCAATTTCGTTAAAGAATTTACGTTCTCTCGCAGACATTTTAGCTTCTGCTGGATTAGTAGCAATTACGCTTTCTGTTTCTTGGCGTGCTTGGCGTTTAGCTTCCTCAGCAATTTGATTCACCATATCGCCATAAAGCTCTGCCTGTTTATCTTCAGGTTCATTGTTTTGTACAGAATTTAAAAAGGCTTCACGTGCCTCGTTAAATTCATTTCCTAAATTAATACTCATTTATAAATTCCTCCTATTTTTGTGTATTAAAAAAAGAACCTTGCAAAGCCAGTTTTCTTAGCTTCGGGTTCTTTATTTGGTTCGTTGTTTTGTTGATTATTCTTTGCTAAATCATCTTGTTTAGCTTCTATCTTTTCTGTTACCTTGTCTGCCAACTCATCTAAACTAAAGTTTGGTTTCGTTGCGTTTGTCAGTCGCTCAATAACATCTTGGGGAATAACAGGCGAAGCACTCGCAACCATCTTAGGCGCTTTGTCATTGCTAAACATAATTTCATCAGCAAAGCCTTGTTCTTTTGCTTCTTCAGCAGTTAGCCAAGTTTCTTCATTCATCAAGTTCAAAAGCTCGTCTAAGTCTTTTCCTGTTTTAGCCATATAAGCACTAGCAATTGAATTATTCCCTTTTTGCAAGATTTCAGAAACTTTGTTGTGCTCTCTGTAATCTCCTGCAGTACCACCTGAAACATTATGAATCATGATTTGTGCTGTAGGACTGATAGAAACCTTGTTCCCTGCCATTGCAATAACAGAAGCTGCACTTCCTGCAATGCCTACAATATTTACATTTACATTGCCTTGATAGCTTCGTAGCGCTGTGTAAATCTCGCTACCAGAAAACACATCGCCACCGCCTGAATTGACTTCAACATCCAACGGTTCGTTATTATCGGGCAAGACAATATCGCTAGGCGCTGTGCTATCCATATCAAGTAAGTTGTAAATCCACTTATCATCATTCGGAATTATTGTCCCCTTGATTTGTAGTGTCGTCATTATCTGTCTCACCCCCTTTCAAATCGTCGTTATTGTTTGTGCTGTAGTTCTTGGTCATAACGAATTTATATCCGCCTTCAACTGGTGGCAGTCCATATAACGCACGAACTTCATTACGGTTCATTGTTCCGCTAGCAATAATCTTGTCGATATTAGAACTGTCTTCAACAATATCTTTTGTAGGTTTTGGACGATTAAGACTTAGCACTTCAAAATGTTTCCCTGCGCTTACTTGTCGCTTAGATAAGATTTTAGCGTTAAGTTCGTCTTCTAATTTTTTAAGCAAAGGATTAATGCAATACTTGATATACATTTCTTGCGCACTATCCTGGTCGGCTGTTTCGCCATGGATTAAAGACGGCGGTACACCAATAAGCTTAGCAACTTCAGTTACCATAGCTTTTTGTACTTGGTTTGTTTCATCAAATGTTTGTCCTTGCTTGGTACCATCTGACAGCTCGTTATATTCAAGCCCTTTACTTACAGGAACAATAGACACAGGTTTTTTAAAACCATCAAATAACCTGTCGATAAAGTTTTGTAACTTCTTCGTCTTCTGCTCTTCTGTGCCCGATACCGTACCAACTTCAACTGTTCCGCGTATCTGATTGCTACGTAAGGAAGAATCCAACATACGCCCGAAAAGTTCGCCATAATCTCCAAATAAATCCGTCGTATATTCATCTAAACCTTTGTTGTTATAGCGCAGATAAATGACATCATCCATATAAAAAGGGCGTCTAAATTGGTAGTCTTTAACAACTACGCTTTCGAAAACGTCCGGGTATAATGCATATTCTTTTCGTACAAAACTATCAGCAATGACAAAATCGTAAGTGTCTGTTTGGACAGCTAAAACTTCATTGTTTCTTATCAACTCGTAGAAAAACCTTTGCCAAAAGTCCGACGCTGATAGATCAGTATTAGGGCGAACGTTTAGTTTATAATGCCAATCTGTTTTAACACTTTCATTTTTATCTTTTAAGCGAATAACAGACTGACTAAGTGTACGAGCTACGTAGTTGATATTGATATCAAGTGCCTTATTTTTTAAGTAAGCTCTGTTTGCTGCATCTTGTGTTAAACCGTCCATACCGACTAAATCAGCCAGTTCTTTGTTGCGTTTGAATAAGTCACGCCAACTTCCTAATTTTACAATCGCGTTCACCCCCTTTACTGTCTAAAAATCAATGTTATCAATCATATCTAAAAAGCTATCTACGTTAACTTCTTCAATTTCATCTGCACGATACATAGCGTGTAGAAATGCATGAAATCCGTCTGTTTTACGTCGTACGTTTTCTTCTTTTTCATATACCACATTGCCATTTTTATGCTGTACAACGACATTATTTGTATACCAGCGCATCATGTCATTATCGCCAAAATTAATTTTGTGATTAGCAAAAGCGTCTGTAATGCGTGGCGCTAACAATCCGTGTAAACTACGTGGATTCCTTAATATCTCATATTCAAATCCATATTCTTCTAAAATTGGTCTTATCAAGTCCATGCGGTAATTATCCGCAATAACTTTTTGTATATCGTAATGTTCGCGCATACTGTCTAACCACTGAATTATGTGATAAGGGGACATGCTAGGTTCATCAATAACTGTTAGCCAGCCTTCATCTTCCCACTTTTTAATAGGTGCAAATCTTTGTTTTTCGTGCGCTCCTTTTTCCGAATAAGCATAGACACGATCTACAAACTCTTTACGTACAAAAGAATGACCTTTCCAGATATATTCATCGCCATTTCTAAATAGCAAGCCGACAGCTGCAAAATCTCGTAGTGTTGCGTAGTCCAAACCAGCAATACAACTTGAATGTTCTAAGTCAGGTACTTTCTGTTTTGTCGCTTTTAATTCTTCAATTGTGGCAATACTATGTGCTAATGATTTTTCAGGGAAGTTCATGCGCTTAGTCATAAACTCTTCACGAGCTGATTCATCAAAAGTTAAACGTTTATAGTCACTTTCAATTTCTTCAAACAATCCTGCGGCGTACTTGCCACGTGGTTTAGAAAGCATTGGATTGGCTTTTTCCCACATATCCGAATCTTTAACTTCGTCTTTATCATCTAACTTGCAAACGAAAGGAAAGAACGTTGTATCATCAAATTCTCCGTTAAGTGTCATATGCGCCCGGTCCATTAAGCTATCAAAAAAGCCTCCACGTACATAACCATTTGTACCAATGTATATTACTCGGCTATCAGGTACTTTACCTAAACCAGACATTAGAACGCCTACGGTTTTTTGATTTGCAAACTCGTGGATTTCGTCAAAAATAACGGCACCTTCTCGGCCACCGTCTTTTGTGTTTGCGTTACTTGTCATAGCACGTAAAATACTGTGATTATTTTTGCCTCTTATCTGCGCTCGACCGTTAACAAATTGTTTATCCAATTGGTGTTTATCAATTGTATTATAGACATCATCAAAACTGCGCATCGCTTGTTGTTCACTATTTGCTATGATAGAGATATCGTAGTTTTCGACATCATATAAAGGGCTAATAAAAAAATGCGACAGTGCGCTGATTAATCCGTTCTTACCAGCACCACGTCCCATCGTTAGGAAAAACTCTTTAAAAACTCTTAACTGTGTTTCTCGATGATATAAAAATATAAATGCAATAATGAATTTTTGAAAAGGTTCAAGCGGAAAATACCACTTTTCACAGAACCTAATACAGTTTTCTATTTTTTCCTCATCAAAATATAAGTCATCATCATTCAGTATGTTCTTATCCAACCAATCGAATAACTTGATTCTTTCTTTGTTTAGCTTTATTTTGTCATCCTCATAAAGCTGTCTGTATTCTTCAACGTATTTATTGGTTATCAAATAAGGTCACTCCCATCTCCGCCTGTGTCGTCTACAGTTGGCTCATTTAAGCCTAAATCCTTCAGAAGCGACAACATTTGTTTATTAACCATAACTAACTCTTTATTGGACGGATTATTTTTCCATCCTTCTTTTCCACTCGAAAATATATCTTTAAAGCGGACGCCTCTTTCTTGCACATCCTTAGCTAGCATATCTTTGATATCCCATAAATACATATAATCGTTAACTAAATCAGTAAAATAATCCGCCGTAGCTCCTTTCGCTTTTAATTGAGCTAAAAGACTGTCTTTTACCTGTTTTTTGGTCACTTTATCACCTTCTTTTCCATTTTTTATCACGCGCGACCATATCTGGATAATTACTTCCTCATCCTCCGGTGCTCCTTGAAGACTGCCATGGCAGTTTTTATAAATGGGGGGTTGTTTTTTGATTTTTTATTTTCCGAACTTTTTTTCTTTTTCTTTAAAATATTTTCTCGGAAATTTATAAAATAAAAACGAATTTTGTTTTCTTAATATCAATATATTGTTAGCTAATCCCCGAACCATTCTTCATTTACTAAAGGACTTCTAGGCTTTTTAGGTCGATTTTTAAACTTATAGTATCTACCATGTTTTATATTGTGGTGCTTCTTACATAGTGTTTGTAGGTTGTCGTTTTCCATAGCTAACTCAGGGTATTCATTGAGTTCTTTTATATGGTCAACCTCTAATACCATGTCATGCCTTGTTGTAACCTTTCCTTGTCTCTTACACTCTTGGCACTCGTGGTTATCTCTATCTAGTATCTCTTGGCGCTTCTTCTTCCACTCTTTTGTTAGATAAAAAGGATTAGCTTTCTTGGTTGTCTTCTCCATGTTTGCCATTCCATATCTCATCTATATCTTTCTTTGTTCTTTTAACTTCTTTATCATTGCTAACATTCAAAGCAATTACGCCAAGGATTAACACTAATAAGAATAGTCCTAACCATATCCACACTGGAGTAAGTACTAACCACCAAGACCAACTGATTAACTCTGTAAGCTTTAGTATCACTAGAACAATCTGTGCTACTGATAGGCAACCCATGCCATTACTACTATCCATTCCTATCCCTCCCTCTATTCTCCGTAGTCAAACTCTACTTTAAACTTCGTCTTCTTAAGTTCTTTGGCTATACTTTGAGCCTCGCTAAGCAATCGTTCGTACTCTCTTACCTTTTCTAATGCTTCATCTATCCCGTTTACTTTTACGCCTACTTCTATGTCTTTAATACTTTCACTCATTGTCATACTCCTTTATCTTGTCTTGTATATGTTTATCGTCTTTGCGTCCACAACCTAAGTAAACTAACTTATATCTATCAATGTCGTACTCCTCGAACTCTCCATGACATGTTAGTAAACAGCCATAAGGTTTTAACTCAGACTGGATAACGTTACCGTCATAGATTGTCGGTGTAGATAGTTGTATGTAATAACAGTTCTTTACATTATGTTTTCTCTTACGTTTCTTCTTTGGTCGTTCGTTATGATAGTAATCATCAATACGTTTATCCGCTGCTGCAAAACCACCTCCATAACTTCCTTGATTTAATACCCAAGCATTCAATTTTGACACCTCCTTTTGTGCAAATAAAAAAAGGGGATACCACTACCAGCAATTAAGCCAGTAATGATATCCCCTGTATGTTCAGTAAAGATATGTATCTATTTATTCTTATTTAGTATTGTGCTTTCCGTTGTTTCGACTTTGTACACTTTCCCATCTTGTATAACAAAATGTACACTACCAAATTCAGGAACAGTAATTTCCTGAGTTTGCTTCTTGTCTGATTTAATTTTGATTACGTCCAACTTCACACCTACCCTAATTGATAAATTGTTTTAAGCTTTTGTTTCTCTTTTCTTCTTTCGTATCTATTAATATGTTTAAGCTCTATTTTAGTTACAGCCTTATCAGGTAACTCACTCATGTACGGATAAAGCAGTTTGCTTTTAGCTTCCATTTGCTTATCGTTCATACTTCATCAACCTAATTCATATATTGTCTTAAGTTTGTCGTCTGAGTATTCAAAAGCCTGTGTTGATTTGTAGTTCATGGTAAATCCATTCTCTTCTTCGTAGCTATCGTTAGGCTTTATAGTCCCCAGCTGTCTGTGAATTACACCGTTAACGTTCTGTGCTTCCATTGTATGGTAATGCCCTTGATGACATTCAAGCCAACTAGATGATGCCCAAACGTCTTTAAACTCTGTGGCAAACAGCATTGGATAATCCTTTTTCTTACCCATATGCCCATGAGTTAGCATGATACCTACATTGCCTAACTTATAAGCAATCCGTGCTTTATTATGTTTGTTAACTTTTGCTTGCGGATAACGTGCTTCCAAGTATGTTAAAAACATATATTCCATAGCGCTGTGGTTACCTTCTGCAAACTCTATCCGTACTTCATTGCTGTACTGCAAAGCTACCTCAATGATCAAACCAAAGAATTTCTTAGCGTACTCAATTGCACTTACCATATCTACATCTTCTAACTGCGTCCCCTTGATAGTTTGCGATGACTTCATAGCATTAGAATGAAATATATCGCCTAAAGATTCTAATACAATTGTGTTATATCCTTTTTGTATAAGGTCCGTTGCGTCTGCCAAATAATCTTGCGCCTTATCTATCGTTAGAATTGGAAAGTGCAAATCACTTAAAGGTAAAACAAGATTCTTTTTCCCATGAATCTTTTGTTTTAATTCCATTTTTGGTACATCTTTTAGCAACTCTTCTGCTACGTCTTTTGCATTAAATCCTTGCTTAGGTTTAACAACAATCTTACTTTGATAAAGCTGTACAAGCCCATCACTGCTCGAATTTTGTTCCCAAACATTAGAAGTTAGCTTGACTATCTCCCAATTTTGCGAATCATAGCCATGGGCTTGTAATACATAATCTGGGTCTTTGGCTTGCTCCGCTGTCATACGTAACTTGATTTCTGAAGTCTGTTCTCCGTTACCTTTAACCTCAGTCTTGATAGCAGACTTACCTTTTTGATAATCCCACGCATCACTACGTTTACGATGGTTAACATAGCTTTTAATTGAATTCACGTTGTATTCTTTATTAAATTTATCTGACATCAGTTGTGCCCGTTGTGGCCAAGTCGTTGATGTCTCATTGACTAAGTAAGTCAAATAGTTTATTTCTTCGTTATTATATTTTGCCATACTAAAGCTTTTTACCTACTTTTTAATTTCGATATCCAAATTAATTGACTGAGTATCATCTAACTCTGTAACATCCAAACTAACATCTTCTAATTTTTTATCATCTAAATTACTTAATATCTCACAAAAGTCATCTATCATTTTTTCTTTTTGTTTATCAATCATTTACTTATCCTCCAATTTTGTATATAAAAAATAGGCTACTCAATGAGCAACCTAAGTTATGTATTGCTTGCTAAAACCTGGTTTAGAAAAAGCAAGCCACGCGTCCGTGTTTTTTGTGTACTGAAGTTACCCTTACACCAAAGTGAAGTGAAACCCTCCTAACAAGTACATTTGCTAAGAGGCGTCAGGCAGCTATTTATGTATTGAGCGCGGAAATGATACCGCCCATTTCTGGCTTCCGTATTTCACTTAGAAACTCCTATGTTTATAGAGGGCAGTGTACCCTCGAAAATTTATCTAAGACAGCTTACAAAGCCTGCTTCAGGCGACCTATCGCGCTCCTGATAAGTCCAACTTAATGTTAAAGAGGCAACACGGAGTCAAACCGTGTCTTGATGTCAAACTTACTGCAGATATAAATACATCTCTTTTGCCTGTCCGGTACCTCTGGATATCCCATCCTTGAAAGTTTGCAAAACGCGTAAGTATCAAAATACTACCACGTCTATATTTAAACGTTTCAGAATAAATCCTTCCACGCCCAACGTTTTACACGTTGTTCAACTAAAAAAGAGCTTTATTTTTAGAGTCGCGCTCTTTACGACTACATCAACTAATGAGCATGGTTTTGCACATGGTTACCGCCGGATAACAGGAGTCGAACCTGCTTGCTCAAGGAACCGTCCTCCACCGATAATAATATAGCGGGTTTTAAGTGATGACCCGCAAACACTAAGTATCGAAATGCAACGGCGCATGGAAAAGTATCGGTAAAAATATAAAAGTAAGGAGATGAAACCGCCGTTGCACCTCTGTATTTTTAGTACATTATAAATATATCACAGGTTTGGTGTGACATGAAAGGACATCATGTGCCATTTTGTGCCATGTTATAAACTTTTCTAAAACTTTCCAATGCTTCCCCGTGTAATCTTATAATTTGCCTATGACTGTAATTTAATTGGTCTTCGATTTGCTCCCAATTCTTGATGTTTATATACCGTTCACGCAATATCAATCTATACAATCTGTCATCCACACTATCGATGGCGCTAGATATTTCATGCTTCAAAGCAAATAGTTTGTCTACTCTCTCATCAATATCTTGAGAATACTCCACAATCTTTACAAACTTATCATCATAATGCCCTTTAGGAGAACTTGTCACACTATCTTCACTAATTTGCGGAGAAGAAACAAGAGAAGCTGTTAAGCTCTTCTGCTCTTCCATACGTGATTGTATTTCTTCATCTATATGTCTAACTTGTTCTAAATATTTCCTTGCGTCCAACTAGTCCAACCCTCCATTTATTCCCCAACGACCATACTCTTGCAAAACTTCGTATTTTTCTTGTTCATCTAACCCGTTATAAGCTTCAAAAACTTCTGCTTCATAGCCGGAAAACTGATAGCCCATGCAATAATCAAAGTATTTTGACCAAAGAGCGTATATATCTGCAAAAGGAGAATTACTCTCGCTGCTTTTTAAATGTTCCAATATAATATTTTGATTATCATTTAATCCTGTTGTTATCATTTTTCCAACACCTCTATCAATTTATTTAAATACCAATCAGATTTCTTTAAATCCTCGTCGCCATTCTTTAATCCTTCGCGAGAAACATATTTCAATACGTTGCCCTTAACAAATCCTCTAAATTCCTCGTCAGTTAGCTTATCTTTGATATAATCAATTGTTTCGATATCGCCTTGTGTGTAATGGTTTGGATGATTCACGTTGTCTTCATTTTCTAATATGTCTTTTAAAAAACTTGTTGGAGGCAAGGCATATTCTGCTCTTTTTTCGTTAATAGTTTTATCTTTTTTTTCATTTAATTCTTTCTTTAACTGACTTATCTCTTCTTTTAATCTCTTATTTTCAAATAATAAATCAATATTTTCGTCTAACTTTTCAGAGTATTTTTCTCGATATCCATCTTCATTCCATTTCTCCCACGATCTTACTGTGGTATCATCATCATCTTTAAATTTCCAAGATGTAAAAAGCCCTCCTATAATAAAGCCCAATAATATCAACAAAAATATAACAAACGCACTCATTCAACCACCTTCTTTATTAAATACACTGTAAAGCTTTCACTGGCTCGGTCGAACACACTTTCACTTCTATAAACACAATTTATTTCATTAGGTTCTACTAAAACCGAGTAGCCTAGCCCACTTGCTTGTTTAATAGTAATTTCAATCTCCGGCGCTAGTATTTCAAAGCTATCAATGATATCGCCGTAGTCCGTATTCTTTTTTTCAGTTTGTTCTTGTTTAAACATTATTCCACATCCTCTCCAATAACATCTATCAATCCCATTGGCTTCTCGTGCTTTTCTATTAGGTCTACAGCTTCCCTCCAAGCATTTTGCTCCCCAAGGTAGTAGGAGTCATTTAGCCAATTGTAACTAGGTGATTCTGTGCTAAGTTCAGCTTTATCCCGTCTTTCACGTGCTTCTTCTAATAGTTCGCTCATTCCGACTGCTCCTTTTCTTTTTTATCTAATTATAAAAACAATTCCACTTATCATTTTGATATGTCATTCATAAAGATATGCAAAAGTTTTGTCATACCATTTATAAAAAACTTCATCACTCGAACTCCAAGGGTCTGGTGCTCCAGATTCTTCAAACCACCAGCCTTCTTTCCACTGTAATTTCATAAATTCTTTTTTAGAAAAATCCTCTGTGTTGTCGAATTCATATGCTCGATGTACTTCAACATCAATAAACTCGCTTTCTTCTGCTATATCCGTTGAATGCGCAACTCTTCTAGCCTCTTTGGTATTTTTTGCATAGATTACTTCATTTCCGATTTCAGGTTCTTCTTTGTTACCTACAACATAAGCTTTCATTCTGACACCTCCCATAGCTCAGGGTGCTCTTTGAAAGAGGTTACTGGATTTACATACGCAATTATCAAAGACACTCTTTCTAAATCCCCACTAGCCCAATCTTTAACAATTTTATTTTTTCCGTCTACTGCTTCTTGCCATTCCTCAAATGTCCTACCATTGAGGTCTTCTTGGTAGCTTTCTCCCATCCATAAGTTATAAACGTCCCATCTGAGGAAAATTTCTGTTTTATCCAAAATTTCCGCTATATGTTTTGGCATATATAATTTCATTTCAACGCCTGCCTTTCTTTAATTTAATAATTCCGAAAACCTTTCTAACTCTTCCGGTTCTACTGTCATGTCACTTTCAATTTTCACGATGATTTTTGCATCAGATGCATTGAACCCTTTAGATGCTAAATGAGAGATGCGTTCATTCTGTTTCACATCAAATCCAGTTCCTATTTCATAAATAAGGTTTTCATATGCGTTTAATGCCTTATTTGTTGCCTTCCCTAATTGTTCAAAAAGAGCATTAAAATCTCTTGGCTCGTTCATGCCGTCACTCCTCGTAATAATCTAATTCATGGCTATCTTCGATCTCTGGCATAGGTCCGAACTCCTTTTCCATAGCCAACTTGTATTTTTCGCTTTCATGTAAGATTTTTGATTTGTTATATTTAAGTGTAGGTTCAATTCTTTTGGCTATGTCCTCAAAAAGCTTCATGGTTGCTTCTTTTGTGTTAGCATTTAAAAGTGCTTCTAATGAAATAGGGACCACTCGAATCAATTTCCCTGATTTTGAGTGATACAAACAGATAAGAACATATTCTTCATTGTCAGTCGTCTGGGGAACCATTGCATATTCAATATTATCTATCATTACTAAATGTGCTATTACTTGATGCCAGCCATCAGCATAGCCCAGCCAAAAGGTTTTTAATTGTGTATTTATCTCTACCAACTTCACTCACTCCATTCTTCGACCGTGCCATCTACAAGAATAGCTACGGCTTCGGCTTTTGCTTTGTCAGTAAATTTATATGCCTTATCTTTAATGGACGTTGCATAAGTTTTAGGTGTATCTTTCCCATCCCAACCACTCGTGAATTCTTTTAAGTAAAAGCCTGTGTATTCACTAACTTTAACCACCCACGCAGGTTCTTTTTCGATAGTGTAGCCGTTTAGCCATGCTTTTGCTAGTAATTCTTGATTATCGTGATGACAGCCAATAGCTGCAAAATCAAACTGTATCCATTGTTTTACTTTTTCAGGCATAATTGGACTTACAAAACAATTTAAAGCATCCGCCAATCCGCAGCCTCTTTGCTTCACTTCTTCTATCCAATCCGCCACAAACTTAGGTATCTCTGGCTTTTCGGGTTCGTCAAGTGTCTTGAGCAACCCTCGTACATCTGAAAAAGCTTGTTTCCTTCCCAACATAAGCGTTCCATATGAGCTACCTTCAGGAGATCTATCGGTTTCTTCTTGTGCTTTATTTATTTTTTGGTTCAAAATTTCCAAACATTCATGTTTATCCATCATTCATCCTCCTAGTAATGTTCTCAATTCTTCAATACCATTTTTTGCATCCTTATCGTCTGTTACTAACTCACCTAACATTTCAAACAGTTCTTTTTCAGATGATTCAATTTGCTCATCAATTTCTTTTATCTCTTTTGCTGTTTGATACAAACTAATAGGCTCTTCTTCTTCAAAAGTATCAACGTAACGTGGTATATTTAAGTTGAAATCATTTTCTTCAATTTCATCATAATCTGCTACGTGAGCAAATTTATCTACATCTTCCCGCTTTTTGTAAGTGTCAATAATTTTATCAATATGTTCATCTTCTAACACGTTTTGATTTTTTCCTTTAGTGAATTCATTAGACGCATCAATAAATAATATGTCCTTATCATCATGTTCTTTTCGTAAAATCAAAACTACTGTAGGGATATCTGTTCCGTTAAAAACTTTTGCGGGAAGTCCTATAACGGCCTCAATTGCTCCATATTCAATGAGTTTCTTCCGGATCTTTCCTTCTGCATTTCCACGGAACAACACGCCGTGAGGTAAGATGATCGCCATTTTTCCATCGCTAGACAATTGCTGGTACCCATGTAATAAAAATGCATAATCAGCTTTTTTCTTTGGCGCTATACCGAAATCTTCAAATCTTTCGTCAGGTTCCCACTCTGCTGAAAACGGTGGGTTCATTAATACAGATGTCATTTATTTCCTCCTGTTTGCTGCTGTCATAAAATTCCTATGTTTTTCTTTTTGTTCTTTTGTTCTGTGGTTAGAAACATCCAAACATTTAATTTTTCTGCTCCAAATAAAATTTTTAATAACTGTGTAAGGTAATCCAACTTTTTCAGAAATTTCTCTTCTGGTATATCCTTGTTTTGCTAGATTAACTATCTTGGGTTTTAAATTCTCAAGCGTTTTTTGAGATGTTGTTTGTTTTGCTAACCCCATATATTGAACATAAAGCATAATAGAGTTTTCAGAACGACCTAACACACTCGCAATTTCTCGGTAATTCATGTGATTAATTGCTTCTTTTAATATATCTTTTTCTTTTGAAGTCCAACGACGCTGGACATAACCTACATAAGTTTCCTTTTTTCTTAAACGTTTCAGTTTATTTTTTACTGCATCTTCACTTCTATTTAAAAAGTTAGCAATATCTTTAATTTTTTCGCCTTCAGGGTCAATAGAATAACCGATTAGATAATCCGTTTCTTCTTCTGTCCACCGTTTCATTACCTACCGCCCCTCACTTCGTCCAGCCCTTGATTTAGACGCTTAATTATTTTTTTGAATTTCTACGCTGTCAGGGCAAATCATTCAGTAACCACTCCGAATATTCGCTAGGCGTTTTAATACAAGGATCCCAACTTCCCTCCCCCTTTTTAAGCGCCTAAACAAAGGGCTGGACATTTTATATTTTTATTTAATGATGCTGAAATTTCCGTTATTTATTAATTCGTATCCAGTCTTAAACTCTTGTTTTAAACTATCTCCGTGACGTACAATGCCGTTTATCCCACGAATTGACATGTTAAATAACAAAAATGGGATAGAGCGTTCAGAAAGTTCTTCTACAATAAAACATCTATCGCTATTCACGTTCCACGCTTGGATTAACATCCCGCCTGTTCCGGCAGCTGCTTCAAAGTAGTTATCTGAATCCCCAATTAACATTGCACACAACTTACTAACCTGATCTGGCGTAAAATCTTGTTTCTTTTTCTTACGGTCTGCATGTTCTTCTTCAAAATAATTATGAAACCATTCATAGGTTAGATCTGTTTCTTCTTTTAGAAACTGTTGAAAGAGTTCTTCGCGTTTTTTATCATCAAGCATATAATCCAACATCACTTGTGGTGCTTGATAGCTTTCAGTAATTCCTAATAATTCATTTATTCTTTCAGTCGTTAACATTTTTACACCTACGCAATCTGCATTAAGATAGACATCATTTTGTTATTATCTTTTTCTTTTAATTCGTCTAAAATATGAGCATAAGTTTCTTGTGTGATAGTCACATCCGAATGTCCTAATCTATTTGAAATAGAATTAATAGAAACACCCTCAGCTAGCAATATACTTGCATGTGTGTGTCGCAAGGCATGTGCAGAAATGACTGTAATCCCTAAATCTTTACATCTTTTTGCAAGATAATTATTAATGGTCGAATTAAACATTCTTTTGTATTCGCCATTTTTATTTTTAGGTACAAATATCGGTTCATCCTCTGGAAGGTCTTTTATCATCGGCTGAAATTGCCCAACAATTTGCCAATCCAAAACAATTGTACGATTTGAGGTATTTGTTTTAGTGCTTTGAAATCCTCCGGTTGTTGCTTTGTAATTCCATGTTTTATCTACAGTTAAAAGATTATTTTTAAAATCAAAGTCGTTCGGTGTTAAAGCTAAAACTTCTGCGTACCTCAAACCCGTTTTAGCTAAAATAAGAACCATCCAGTCTCTATTGATTTCAGACAAATCCAAAGAATGAACTAACGTTTGTAATTCACTTTTTTGCAAGTATTTTTTCTTTCTTTCTTTTTTAGGTAATCCTTTGATTACACATTTGTAAGTGGGGTCCTTATCAATCATGCCATCGTAAAACATGTCTTTTACACAAGATTTTATTTGATGATGAAAATCAGTTACTGTTTGTTTTTCGTGTGTTTTCCCGTATTCATTAATTATTTTTTGATACTCACGTCTGTCTAAATCAGAAACCAACAATTTAGGACAAATCTCGCGTAACTTTTTTCCGTTGTTGTAATATTTATTTAATGTCACGCTAGCAATCGCATCCTCTTTGTATGTTTCTACCCATTCATCATAATAATCACAAAACAATATTTCTTTTTTCTTGGACATTTCACTTCGCCTCCTCATACCCCAAAGAATTTAAATCTTGTATCTTCTGTGCAATCTGAGCGCAGTAGTAAACTTTTGCTCCTTTGTACTCTTTTAAATTCCTTGCGGATGTTGTGTTGTATGTTCTGTACAATCTGTTGACTTCATCCACAGCTACGTTGTTATCTTCGTAATCACTGTATATTTTTATCGGCATTATAAGTCCTCGCTTTTAATAAATACGCCATCAACTGTCTTGCCTTTACGTCCTTTAATTTCGTCGTATGCGACGGCTAGACACCGTTCTAAGCTCATGCCTTGCTGTTGACCTAGAATGATTAAAGTTACAACTGTGTCGCCTATGGCATCCTTTAAATCGGCTTCGTTATTTCTCGCCAGTGCCGCGCTGACTTCGCCTGCTTCCTCGAAAAATTTGAGCGCTTGTTTGCTTGAATCGGTTTGGTCGAGTCCTTTGTCAATAGACCATTGTTCGATTAGTTTGATTAGTTCGTTCATTTTGGTTTATCTCCTATCTTTTATGCACTGAATGCCTTAGCAAAAAGTATGGCTTCACATTCGTCTTCTGATGGTTCTAACTCGTAAAGGTCCTTTACCATGCCTATGGCTTCAGCTTTTACAAGGTCACGCTTTTTATTTTTTATGCCTATGCGTTTCCGCCATTCTGCTGCTTTAACAATGTTTACAAAGTAGCCTTTTTCTTCCAGACAAATTTCAAGTGTACCTTCCAATTTGGCTAAAATTTCGTATACTTTGGGATTGCGTTGGACTTGGATGCCCTCGATATAAACAAAAGCGACATCGAATTGTTTGCATAGTGTCATACATTTTTTCACGGTAATACGTACTCTTTCATTGGTAACTCCAGTGGGTCGGATAACGCCATAGCCTATAATTTTCGAGGAAGACATTTCCATGACACACCATCCAGTTGCTGTTGTTGACTGATCAAATGCTATTAGGTTCATTGAATATGTTTCCACTCCCGTTCTTTTTTATATTCTGTTTTTAAATCGTCGCCAATAATGATTAGTTTCTTTTTGGCTCTTGTAACAGCCACATAAGCAAGGTTTTTTGTGTCTATTGAATTTGGTAAATAAGCTACAGTATTCCACTCACTTCCCTGCGATTTATGAATTGTCAAACCATAAGCTAGATCAAAGTTACTTTCGAGATCTTTTTGAGTTTTGAAGCTTATTGTTTGTGCACTATTCTTTTTCTTGGCTAGATTTTGACCAACCATTTCAAAAATTTGTCCGTTATAAAAACCGCGATTTCGATTGTTTGTTTTAGCTACAATGACATCTCCCACACTTACATGTGGAGCTATGGTTGGTGTACCATTTTTAATGCGTTGTTCTTCATTAATTTCTTTTACGACACTGTTTGTATAGGTCAAAGCAACCTCTGCACCTTGTTTAAAAGCTTCCGCCGAACTTGGAACAACTTCAATGTTAGGCATTTTCATGTTGGCATTTTGTGGAATCCCTAAGATTTCACGTCCGAGTGCTATGATGTCTGCTGCTTCTGATCGGCGGTTTTCTTTTAGTTCGGCAACCGGAAAAAGCTCTTGAATTCTTTCAAACGGTCGTCCATATTCTACTGGTGGGATTTGATTTTTATCGCCTACAAAAACCAGTTGTTGGGTCGCATAGTTTTTTAAAAGTTGGGCAAAGAGCGGCGTCGATAACATGCCACTTTCGTCGATAACGATTGCTTGGCAATATACTGGATTGTGCACAAAACTATGAATGGTTTTAACTTTGACGTTCACTTTTTCTTGATTTAATTTGTCTTGTAAGGCTTCTCTTGCTTTATGTGTTGGTGCAAGCACCACAACCTCTTTATTGTTTTTTTGCAATTGGTGGACAACAGACGATGTGACAAAGCTTTTGCCAGTGCCTGCTCCCCCAATCAAGCATGAAATGTGGTGGTCTAAACATTTTTTTAAGGCATTGTATTGCTCGTCACTTTGTTTTAAAAGCGTTGGCACAACATTGTCATATACGACATTCGTTGTCTTTTTTCTTTTAGGTAATTTGTTTAGTTCGTCCACCACATATAAAGTTTCTTCCGTGGTTAAAACGTAGGGTTCTTTGTATAAAATGATTCCCGTGTCGTTTAAGTCATCTAAACTGTCCATGTATTCAGAAACGTAATCTGAACGACAAGCTTGCATTTTATTTGTGATGTCGTGATAAATTCGTGCTTTGCGTTCTTCTTCTGCCGTATAAGGAACGTCATACCTATGGATGTTTTCTAATGCTCGTTTGTAAGCAAATCCGTCCAGTTCCATAAAAACTTTAAAAGGATTTTCTTCCTTAAGCAAGGTTTTAAAAAAAGCGATTGGATCATAGGTTTCGGTATTTCCTTTGTACAACCAACTGTTTTTTGCAAAAGCATAGGTATAAGTTCGCTCGATGTTTTTGGTCAATGCTTTTGTAAATTTTCTCATCGGAATATCACCTCAATTTCTTTTTCTGGTAGTCCGTCAGCCTCTGCTTGTTGTTTGGTTGTTTCGATAAGTTCGGCTGCCTGTTCATGCCACAATTCCATTTCTGGGTTGTTTAAGGTGTCACGCAAATACATATAAACTTGGTAGTACGTTTCGTTGCGTTTACCTTCTTCCACGCCTCCGCTTAAAACTTGTTTTAAAAGTTTAGCTTGTGGGTGGTCAAAGTCTGCAAGTGTTTTATTACTTTTTGTTGGTTTGGTCATGGGCAAAACATTTTTAGATTTAGGCTGTGGTTCTATATAAAATTGCGAAACGCTCGCCATCGTTCCGTTGACAATAGATACGTCTTTTCGTTTTAGAGGGTAACCCATAAGTTGCGAGATCTTTTTGCTTGCCTCGTCGATTTCTAAACCAAGCATTTGCGCAACACCACTGACAGTAGCTTTGTATTGCTCTTTATTCATTTCTTCGTCCGCCATGAGTATAATGCGCCAGCGTTTTGATTCGTCATAATAATACTTGGCTGTTGGATAGACTAAGCCAAATAACCCTTGACTTTCTAACGCTTGTTCAATTTGGTTATATTCATAGTCGCCATCATCCACATCAATGGATATTAGACGTCTGCCACCTAAATAATTTTGGTCGCTACGTTGATCGTTTTTGTAGTTGCCATCTAAGAAGTAAGCAAGGTTATTTTTCTTCACCATGTCATATTCTTGTTTGGTTGTTGCTCCTTCTAACAATTCAAGTCCATTGATTTTTTCACTTTCAATACTATCAACGTCGTCCAAGAATCCTTGAAGCGTAGCAACAGATGAATTCATTTGCTTGCCTATCCAACCTTGTTTGATATTAAATGGCAATTCGATTGAAAGGATGTTGTTGAGCATCTTTTCTTGTTCTTCGATATACTCTTGTTCTTTCTTTTCTTCCATCTCAAGTTCTTCATTAAATAGGTCTTTTTCATCTTTATAGTCAAACCCTTTAAATTCGAATGCTTTATCTGGGATGATGACCCAACGGGCGTTTTCTTTACCAATCTTTTTATTGGAAGATAATTGGTAAATCCCTAAATCAGGTATTTCTTTTAATTGAGCAGCCATGTTTTGCGATCCGGCTAATCGTTTAAAATCTTTAGGCTTTAACGCCCATTCAGTTTCGCTTATTCTCAATTGAACCGCCTGGCTTATTCTCAAAATTGCATTTAATACTTCTATTTCTGTTGATACATCCATTTGATATAAAGCAAACATCATCTTTTTAGATTCTTCTACTTCCTCTATTTCGTCCACTATCAATTGTGGCTCCGCATTACGATTTCGAATTTGTGAAAATCCAAGTTCTGTCTGGTAGTTAAAACGATGTCCTTCGTATTGAAGATTAAGTGATTGATCATCTAAAATAACGACTTTAGGTTTATCCCATGGGTGTCTACTCTTTCCTTGGCCAACTGTTCGTTGTGCAGTTTGATATACCATCATGCTTTCTTCAAATCCATCTGCCACGTTTAAATCTAATTTTTTGATCGTAAAAGATAAGTTCTTATTAATGCTTGTTACATAATTTATCTTTTTAATGTAGATAACTTTTTTCCCGTCTGTTTCTGCTAAAAAATCACGGCTTAGATTTAAATTTGAAAAAGTCGCAATCTCGTCTTTTTCCGCTCCCATTTTTAAAAGGAGCTCATAAGTGCGGTTATAACCTCCAATAGCTAGAAACAAAACTTTTTCATCTACTGCCTTTACATAATGATTTAAGTTGTTTGAATTTAATCGGTTATATACTTTTTTTAAATTTTTGCGGGACTTGTCAAAAATTACTTCACCCACTTGTCAATTATCCCCTTTCGTGGTATATTGAATATAAATCAATACACGTTTTGAAGTACTTATACCCAAAAGTTACAAAAGATAGGGTATAGGTATTTTTTTATATATAAAATTAAATATTAATTTTATAGGTGTAACTTTGTAACTTTTTATTCAAAAGACTTACACACCAAGGGTTTAACTCGGTTACAAAAAAGTTACAAACTGGTTATAGTTACAAGATTTATATAACTTTTTTTAATTTTTTGGTTATTTTTTGCTGTTTGTAACCATGTTTGTAACTTTTGCCGATTTCTTCAACCCTTGGGCGAGTAAGAGTTTATAGCTTGTGGTTACAAAGGTATTTTTTTGTAACCACGTTTGTAACCATTAAA